CCCCCACCCACCGAGTCCCGCCCCAACGGGTGGCCCCCGCCGGCCGGCCCGTAGCCCGCCCGGGGGGTCGTCGACCGCCGGGGATGAGTCGAACATCCGACTTCCCGCTGCGAGAACGGGTCCTCTATCCACTGAGGTACCGGCGGATCGCCCGGCCTGCCGGGCGCAGGCAACAGACTACAACGGCAGCACGCCCTCCGGCAAGTCGGCCACCGGCACGCCGGTGACCCGCTCGTACCAGATGGCGAAGTCACCGCGGTGACAATCCACCGGATCCCTCTCGAAGCACAGCAGAACCAGCCGATCGTCGCGAACACCGGTGCGCCGCTCGTTCTCCGCCACGATGCGGCGGAACACGTCCTCGATCTGCCCCAACCCGTACCCGTCCAACTGCTCCCAGTAGCGGGCCCGGAACTCGGCGACCGGCAGTTTCATCCACGACCAGTTCGGGTACAGGATCGGCACCTGGTACCGCAGCACGTAGGACCGACCGAACTTCGGCCTACCGTTACTGATCTTAACGGGCACGCCCATGGACTGGCGGAACTTGCGGTAACTGGATGTGAACAACTGGTAGCCGTCCCCGGCAGCAGCGGCGTCTTCTGCCGCATGAGCCTCGGCCTCGGCCCTCCCCGCCCGTTTACGAGCCGCAGCCCGCAGAAGCCTCAGAACCATCAGCGCATGCCAGCACCGGGCCTCACCGCCGCGATGGCACCCGTGCGGGCACGAGCAGGTCACTGCCGGCTCCGCACCGGGCATGTACACCACCTGGACGTCGTAGAGGTCACCCCGACGCCCCTCGACCCGCCAGGTGGACGGGTCCTGATCGTCAACCTGGAATCTTCGGCCGTCGATGCAAGCGCGCATGGCCGCCTCCTGACTGTCCGACGGATCGCCCGGATCCATTTCCGCCAGCGTCTTCGTCTGACCGGCGGGCCATCGTAGTCTCATTTCCCCTGCTCCTGTCCTCTCAATGCGACTCGCACGACCTGCTCCGCCTCGTCCGGGGTCAGTACGACATCGGCGACGCCGCCGGCTTTCCAGATGCGGCGGATCTGCTCCGCCTGCTGGACCGTCGCCCGGCCGCGCGCGTGCCGGTCCGACTCGCCCGGCTTACGGTGCTTGACTTCGAGGGCGACGAACCGCCCCTGCACGCAGACGACCAGGTCCGGCACACCGGGCTCTTGGTACGGTCCGCCGGCCACTTTCAGTATCCACGAGCCCGGCCAGCGCTCCAGCAGCCGCCGTTTGATGGCCGCTACGACTTGTGTCTCGTTGCCCCATTCGTTCATAGTCGACTCCCCCTGTTTTGGGTGTGCTGGGGGCCCCGTGTTCCCGCGGGGCCCCCAGCGTTTCCCTCAACTCCGCTCGATCAGAGGTCGAGGTCCTCGATGCTCAGGTTGTCGATGTCGACGTCCTCACTGTCGTACTCCCCGGGCGTCCCCGCGGCGCTCTCGGCCGCGGGCTCCATGTCCTCGGTGTCCGCGTCCTGGACGATGGCGGCCGCCTCGGCCTTCTTGGCGTCCGAGGACGGCTTGGCCGGCTTCTCCGCGGCGGCCTCCAGGTCGTCCTCTGCGGCCTCCTCGGCCTTCGGCTGGGCGATCCGGATGTATCGGGCGATCCTGGACTTGATCCGACCGTTGTAGGGCTCGTCGTCCTCGACGTCGACGTCGACCTGCCGGTGCAGGAAACTGCGCAGGTCGATGGCCAGCCTCTTCTTGGGGGTCGGGATCCCGATCCCCTGCATGAAGCCGACGACCCGGAACATGGCCTTGGGCGTGATGGTCAGCCGGTCGATGATGACCTCTCCGTCCTGGGTGCCGCCCAGGATACGCAGCCACACCTTGATCACCGTGTTCCCGGTCTTGGCGGCGGTGTCCGTCTCGACGTCGTCCACGACGACCCGGTACCGGCCCTCGGGGACCCTGGCGCTGCTGGTGTCCTTGTAGTTGCTGAGGTCGATGATGATCTCCACGTCACTGCTCCTTGCTGTCGTTGTTGCGGTTGGTGGTGGCCGGCTTGCCGGCGTTCTTCCTGGCCGGGGCTCCTCCGATTCCGAGCACGCGACTCAAGGTACCGAGGGTGACCGGCCTGCGCCTGCCCAGTACCTGGGGGATCTTCCCTCGCAGGTCGTAGGGCAGGCGGGCCTTGGTGCCGTAGTCGGGGCTGACCCCGAAACGGACGATGTGCGTCGTGGGCGGCAGCGTCTCGTCGTTGAGCGCGTCCAGGTTCTCCTCGACGTCGGCGTAGACGATGTAGTCCGGTGTGGCGCGGACGATGGACAGGGCGCCCTTCTGGACGTCGGGCTGGCGGCGGATGCCGCCGTTGATCTCGTCTTCGATCATCTTGACCTGCGCGGTCATGACGACGTGCATGGGATGGCGGCGGTTGCCGTCGGCGAGGCCGTACCAGAACACCGTCATGTCCGTCATGACGTCGAGGGCCTGTCCCCAGGTGCGCTGGTCGGCCGGGGCCGTGCCCTGGCGGATCTCGCGGACCGCGGTCTCCGAGGCCCCGGTGAGGAACCTCATCGTCATCTTCTGGGCCGCCGTCAGCGAGTCGATGACGACGGCCTTGTAGTCGTGGTCGCCCTTGTCGAGTGCCCAGAAGACGTCGTCGAGGGCGGTGATCGAGTCGGGGCGGATGACGTCGATTCTGCGGGCGTGGGGGGCGTTGCGGAAGGAGCGTGTGCCCTTTTCGCCTGCGAGGTCGATGAACAGGGTCTTGCCGAGTTCGGCGATGGTGGCGGCGAGCGTGGTTTTCCCTCCGCCCGGGGGTCCGAGGATGAGCCAGCGGCCGTAGTCGGGCTGCTCCTCGTTGATGTCGACGATGTTGATGCCGGCGAAGTCCATGTTGCTCCCCTTCCAGTAGGTATTCCAAGTGTACTACATTCTTGCGTGTTTGTCAAACCCCGATCAACGCCCCCGACCACCCCTCACCACCAAACCGTACTCCGCCGGATCGAACCCGCCGCCAACCCCGCCGACCGCCTGCGCCCGACACAACTCCGCGAAATCGCACCACCTGCAAACCACCCCGACCAGATTCCGCGACGCCTCACCCGCACGCTCCACCCGAACCCGCGTCCTGGCGATGTCCTCCACCGAATCCACCGCGGCCCGCAGATGCATCCTGACGACACCCACCGACAACGGCGTCAACGAACGCCGGAACCACGCCCTCCGGGCCCCATCCGACGACAGCCTGGCCACCTCGGCCTCCTCGACCTTGTAGACCCCCGCGCCGGACCCGTCCTTCTTCAGCCCCTCGAAGGGGACGCCGTCGCCGACCCACTCCAGGTACGTCTCCAGGTCGTAGTCCGTCACCGACTTCGAGAGCCGACCCGCCTTCGTCAGACTGGGCGTCTTCGGAGCGGTGGCGCGAACCCGGTCGAACGACACGGCACGGGGGGACGGCACGCCCCACTGCCCGCACTGCGGGATCAGGCCCCACGCGTACAACTGGACCTGGCTGTCCATCAACTCGTCCATCGCCGACACCCGGTCGATCGACTTCGAGGTCTTGCAGTCGCGGATCACCGTGATCCCGCGGCGCCGGTCCCGGTACACCTCGTCGATGTACCCGAACAGGCTCACCGGCGGCCCGTCGTACCCCTTCGGCATCGGCAGGGGCCGTTCCCAGCGGTGCTCGACGGCCAGCACGGCCTCGTTCCGGGCCTCGTCGGCCCATCGGTTGCGCCAGCCCGTGAAGGCCCCTGCGAGGCGATCGGGGAGCGCCTGGCCGAGCCAGGACTCCCACTGCGAGTGCTTGTCGGCTCCGAGGCGGGCGTACCAGTCGGCGGCGGCGTCCAGGACGTCGTCGGGGACGGCGTCGTCGGCGGGGAACTCGGGGCCGCCGTCGACGGTGGTGATCGTCGGCGGTTCGGCCAGCAGGGTTCCCTCGGTCCTGCCCTTCGTCAGCCGTTCGGCGGCGCGGACGGCGTGGAACCAGGATCCGAATTCGAGGGCGGGGGCGGCTGTCTCCCCGTCGCGTCCGAGTCGGTCCACGTAGCGGTACTTCCACATCTGCGGGCACTTGCGGTGGGTGGTGATGCTGGAGTAGGTGGCGAGTGCGGGTTCTGTCCGCCCACCCCCATCGTGTCTCACTCCTTGAGACGTCCCTTCGGATCTAGACTCGCTAGCGAGTCTAACCCTCCTGTCAACCACGTTTCAACCCCCATTTCCTATTTCATTCCCCCCTCTCCCCCCCCCCCCCCCCCCCGGGGGGGGGGGGGGGTGGGGGAGAGGGCAAAACAGTTGCCGCACAAACCAACTTTTCCGCAGCCGTAGCAAACCCTCTCCCTAACCCTCTCCCACAGGAGAGGGAACAGAGTACCGCAGTTTCAACGGTTTCAGGCAGTCTGAAATCGTCCACAGCAACATTCCGCATACGCCCCGCCACACATAATGATGCAGCCCAAATTGCCGAACTGTTCCGCCGCGCCGTCCTGCACATTGAAGCAAGCCATTATAGCGACAGCGAAAAAGCCGCATGGATACAGGGCGCGGACAATGCCGCCTTTTGGCAAAAACGGATTGGACGCGGCTGTATCCGATTGGCAGCGCAAAATGACCGCATACTCGGCTTTATCGAATACCTGCCCGAGCAAAATCATTTGGACTGCCTATTTACCGACCCTGTCCACCAGCAGCAAGGCGTTGCTTCCGCGCTGTTGTCTGCCGTTTTACCGCAGGCGGATGCAGATAAAACGGTAACGGCAGATGTGTCCGCAGCCGCGTTGCCCTTTTTTAAAAAACAGGGATTTATACTGCAACATCAAAACCAAATTCAGCGAAATGGCTCGGTTTTAATCAATTACCGCATGATTTTGCAAACCGACAGCATTGATCCGGCCGCACAAACCAACTTTTCCGCAACCGCAGCAAGCCCTCTCCCGCAGGAGAAGGAACAAAGTGCCGCAGCTTCAACGGTTTCAGGCAGCCTGCACAATGTAGGGTATGTAGCGCAAGCCATGCACGCGGATTCCAAAGATACGGACAACCGCGTGCGTGAACCGAGTTCACACACCCTACAAAATGTTTCAGACGACCCCAAACCCAAAAAGCAGCCTGCACCCCCAAAAGGCCGTCTGAAACCCCTACCCCTTGCCGACATCCGCA